CCTATTTGTAGAGGGCCGAAAGAGGGCGTCATAAAAGGTTGGCCACTTACAAGCAAATCACGAGGATGGTGCAAGACGCTCAAAATAATGGATCGGTTATCCCCTAATGGTGCTGTTTCGTACGTTGGTATCGCCGTCGACGAGCCCGCCCGCTTTCACAACCTATCCGACACCAAAAAGTCCCCTCTGGTGGGACTGGGCTGGACAGAGGCCGACTGCCGCCACTGGTGCGAGGAAAACGACCTGCTGTCCCCCATCTACACCACGGCGACGCGTGGCGGCTGTTGGTTCTGCCACAACCAGGGCGTGGGGCAACTCCGGCTCCTGCGCAAGAACTACCCGGAGCTGTGGGCACTGATGCTCAAATGGGACACTGATAGTCCGGTAACATTCAAAGCAGATGGCCACACTGTACATGATTTTGAGCAGCGATTTGTTCTGGAGGACGATGGGCTGATCTCTGCGGATGACAAGGTTTTTCGGTGGTCAATGTTGAACGAGGAGCTGAATTACAGATGGTTTTGAGACACAAATACACCCGTGCAGAGCTGGAATCCATCACCCAGGAGACCGCAATCTACATTGAGGGAGCAGGGATAGCCCAGCTCCAATGGGGCGGCCTGGAGATTGCAGAAGGGTGCAGGGATGGATATCTGTACTGCAAGCACATCAAGCCGTTTTCTATGGATCTGTACGGCCAATACTGGACGGCCTGGGATGGGCCGCCGGAGGAGGGAAAGTGATGGACATTGAGAAGCTGATTGAGCAATTAAACGGATATTTTGAAGGGAATGACCTGAAAAGAGGCGTTGCCCTTGATGCCGCCACTGCTCTCTCCGCACTCCAGGCCGAAAACGAGAGGTTGCGGGACGAAGTAGAGCGGCAAAGGAGGAGCGCAGACAATAGGCAACACCTCTATGAAAATGCAGAACGGGCATACATAAAAGTTCTGACCGAGTTGGAGCAGACCAGGGCAGAAATCACCCGTCTGAAACACTATGAGGACAAGTGCCACGACTGCCCTATCGTTTGCGCCAAAACGGAAATTGTCAAGGCGCACGAGGAGTTGGAAGCCGTACAAGCTGAGCTGGAACGGGTAAAACGGGAAAGGGATGCGGCAGTAGAGGACCTGCACAAACTTTGCCCCGCATGGAAGTGGGACGGCCAAAAGGAGGACTGACATGGAACGGTTGACCAGAAGATCAGCCGATGGCAGGGCGTGTTTCAAGCCCCACCTATATGGACAAATGAATAAAGATGTCTGTGACCGCCTCGCAGCCTATGAGGAGACTGGCTTGGAGCCAGGGGAAATCGAACAACTCAAGGGTGAGGCTTTCGGACTGAGAGTGGACAAGCAAGAGCTGGAGCAATATCGTGCTCTCGGCCCCATTGACCGCCTCCGCGAACTCAAGCAGGCCGACGATGAAGGGCGGTGCGTGGTGCTGCCATTCAAGCCTCCGAGATGGGTGTATATGTGCAGTGCGCGCTTCCCCAAACCGGCAAAAGCCCATTATGCAAGCGCCATCAATGTTTTACATGATATGGACAACGGGTGTGTATTTGGGGATACCCCAAAGGAAGCCGAGGCCGCACTACGGAGGGAGCAGGATGGCTGATATTCTTACAATTATAGCCGCTGTGGAGTGGATGGCGCTTGGCCTGCTTGTCCTGCGGAAGCTCAAGGGGTGGGATCGAAAGATGGAAGAGTTATACGAAGACATGAAGAAACAGTGGGAGGCCGAGCATGAGACTAGTTGATGCGGATAAAGCCAGAGAGTGCTTTGGTGGTGATGGGATGACTGGAGCCGTCATGAAGCGGATGTTTGATGAGTTGCCGACGGTTGACCCTGTTCACGCTGCCGGCGGGTGCTATTGTTTGGAATGCAAGTACAAAGATGAATGTATTCGCCGCATTGAATTTATTGGGAGAAATTTTGTGCTTGAGCAAAACACCTACGAATATCATCCATTGAGTTTCTGCTCCTACGGCCAGCGAAAGGAGACCGACCTAGACGAAGCCATCGAAAAGTACCTGAAAATCAAGGAGGGGGGCCAACATGGACAAGCCGAGAATTTGCGAGGTGCTTGGGGTTGAACCAGAAGAAAAGTTTGAAATTAGAGGGAACACGTTAGGGCGATTTCGTATCAATAAATATGGGACATTCCAGATTGAAATATCAAATGACTGCTGGGGATTCTCCACTGTGGAATGTCTTAACAATCTCATAAATCATCCAGAAAACATCGCCCGCAAGCCACGCTGGACGGAGCAGGAGGTGGAGAGGGCGAAGGCTATCAAAGTGCTATATCCAGTTGTTAAAACATTGGCATACGTTGATATAGTGGGACAGACATTTTACATGTATGATGACGAAGACAACTATAAGGGCAGTCTTGATAACCTTGATGAAACGTTTCCTACGCTGAGGAGCATAAGGCGGGCCACATTGGACGAGATCATCGGAGGTGCCCAATGACCAGAGAAATCCTTTTCAAAGCCAAGCGGCTGGATAATGGAGAGTGGGTGGAGGGAAACATTGTGGCTGTCCCGGAAGATGCCGACTTTATGCCTGGAGCGTACATTCTACCGCGGTTGGTATCGGCCAGGGCAGACCCGCCCACAAAAGGGAGGATCATGCTAGGCGGATTCTTTGAAGTTGACCCCGCCACGGTCTGCCAGTACACCAACATCGACATACAGCGAGAAGCGTGGCCGTCCTCCGAAGTACACAAGATTTTTACTGGCGATATGCTGGGCGAATGGGGCGAGGACGAGGAAGGCAACGAGTGTGTTTGCATCCTCGGCGTCGTGACCTATTGGGAAGATGAAGGACGCTATGTATTGGCAGACGAGGACGGGTTGTGCAACGACTGGACGCTGGAGGACGAAGCGAAGCCAGAGAATTGGCCCAACCTCATACACTGCGGCTCCATCCACGACGGGGAGGGCGGACAGTGTGAGTGAGTGGATCAGCGTCAAGGACAGGCTGCCGGAAAGTCAAGCGGATGTCCTTGTGGTGGCGTTTTGGCATGAACGCTGGCAGACCATGATGGGCTGGCATAGTGACATGGGAAAGAAGTGGCGTGTCATTACACCACACGGAGAAAGAGAGCCGGGCGGTGTCACCCACTGGATGCCCCTCCCAGACCCGCCGAAGGAGGGATTTGAAACGGACAGGGGAGCAAGAAAGTATACGGCGGGAGAAATTAAGGAATTAGCAAAGAAAGCATTTGAGGCTTGACAGAACGATTATTTTACATTATGATATAAAGGGGGATTATAAATAAAAATGAAATAAGATATTTCAAGTCTACTTAATGCAGTAGGATCCATGTCCGAAATGCTCAAAGTATTCTATGACAATCTGATAAAACAGGGGTTCTCCCAGAAAGAGGCTCTTTACCTGACCAGCGACTATATGAAGGCGGTGTTTGGGAAATGAAATATAGCAATCCCGCTTGGGAGCCTTACTTTGAGGACATTTCCCCAATCCTATCAAAACTCTACTTCCTGACCAACTCAGGGACTATCAGATACATCATGGCGACTATGATTTTCAAGAAGATGTCCTTTCTCGAATGGAGGAACGAACATTGGACTTAACAAAATACGAAATGGAAACTATCTACAACTACAACCAGGAAGAGCCTCTTGCATCCTGCTATACGATGGATCGTGCCCTGATTCGCCGATTAGATGTACTTGCCGGAAAACACAAAGAAATTACTGTAGTTCGAACAGGTGAAGGTGTGAGGGAATATACTTTCCCCAAGAAGTGGATTAAAGTCCGCGCTCCGAAGGAACTATCGGACGAACAGCGGGAAAACATGGCAAAGAGAGCAAGAGAGAGGTTTGGGTTTGCGAAAGAAGGTGACAACTCTGAACAAGAATGATGTGACTATGGAGCAGGTCGTAAAACGGAAAAGAAACCGTCCAGACCTACAGCAGTTCGGGTATGAACTTGCGGAGCCGGGAGATAACAGCAAAGCGACTATGTTTATCCAAGCCCTCAACAAATTTGATAGAGTTGACCTCTCTGACGAGAATGCTGTAAAGCAGAGAATTGACGAGTTCTGGCAACTCTGCATCGACTTTGACACAAAGCCACAGGTATCTGGTATGGCTGATGTGCTTGGACTTGATAGGCGGCGACTATGGGAAATTACTCATGATGTTGTCGGGAGAAACCTTGAATGCAGCTCTGCGACAAGGGACTTGATAAAAAAAGAGTACAGAAAACTTGAGGTTTTATGGGAGTATTACATCCTGAATGGTAAGGTAAACCCGGTTTCTGCAATCTTTTTGGGGAAGAACAACTTTGATTACGCAGACCGCCAAGAAATCACTCTCACGCCTGGAACACCTCTCGGCGACTCTCCCGACCAAAAGCAGCTTGAGGAACGGATCGCTAGGTCTGTAGTGGTGGATGAGTAAACGACTATCGACTATAGTAGCGACTATGGCTGAAGATTCGCCAGGGACTAGCGACTATGACAGCCTCACGCGCGGGAGGTTGTGCCCACTAAAGGCTGCACAATCTCCAGGGCTGGCACTTTGGAGCCTAGACCCCGTGCCCGATTTGGCCGCAACGCTGAAAACTAGCGTGATTAAGTTCCAGGCCGACGGCAAGCTGCCCCGCGTGGAGTATATCGGCGGGCGTTGTGACGGCCCCCGCTGCGCCTGGTGGGACGCAGACAAAGAGCGCTGCGCCGTCCTATCGCTGGCCCGTAACAAATGACAATACCCCGGCTCTCTCCTGATGGAGTGGGCCGGGGTTGCTTTATGCCTTGTGTGGCGCTGTGCGGTCCTCTGTACGGAGTTTTGTGGCATTGGAATATAGAGACACCGCCAGACATTAAAACTGATCTACGGGCCTGTAAATGGCCTTTGCGGCGGTTCTGCTTTTTGGGGCGTGATCTCTTTGTTGGTCACGGGCGCAAAAATGCCGCTTGCTGACCGTAGGAGGCCACGCAAGCAGCGGGAAGTTGCTGGGGAGTGTAGGGATATGGGCGGACACGCTGGAGGGACTGGAGGGCAAAAAAACCGCCCCATAGCGGGGCGGGTGGTATCTAAGTTAGCATCCGACGCGGCAGATGCCTCCATCGGAAAAGAAAAGAGAGCCTACTTAGTAAGCCCTCTCTTCTTGCCGTATTAATATACATATCTATATTTCAATCCGTGGGGCCAGGGTCGAGGCCCACCAGAAAGCTGCGCCTCAGCCTCCCGACGCTTTTATATTACACTTCGCGGCGGCCTTTGTCAACTCCCAGGTCAATAGCGGATTTGAGCAGAGACATAACCTTCCCGATATGCTGGGCAGGGTACTTGCTCCACCAATCATCCGGGATAAGGTCCACCAGCTCGGCACAAGTGTCAGGGTAGGCTCTCCAGCCGCTACACTCTTTTGCTTGTTCAACTTTTAGCGCCGACCGGCGTTCTTCTGCTGTCAGCCCCTCATAGGCTTCGCGGGTGAATACCTCTTTAGCAGTCAGCTTTTTCATGGTTTGCTCTCCCTTCTCCCCTGCGCGGGGCCTCCATTGTGTTGATTGTATCGCGCCCGATCGGGGCAGTCAAGATTTTTTCGCCGTCTCCCAGATCACCACAAACGGGAGAAGGATAATAAATAGGATAATCAAGCGGGGTCCACCTCCTTTAAAACGCCGGGGAATCAAACAGATATTCCCCGTTTGCTTTATATCCAGCGTTCCAGGTTTCCACAAGCTCCGCCGCCTCTTTCTTTGTGCTGCAAAGGTGGGCAACACGTAAACCGCCGATGCAGTCAAGCGCAAATTTGAGGTTGTCCCCGGCCTTGCAAGGCAAAACATAGGAGTAATAACCGGGGCTGTATTCTGCGTTTTCACGGGGCTTAAAAATGCTTTCGTTGCGATCCTGGCAGACCGTGACGGCCATATAAAATTTCTTCATGCGTTTATTTCCTCCCGTCCGGCATACCAAGCGGCGAGTATTTTATCTAACCGCTTTTTTCCGTTGTTGCTTCGAGGCTCAAAAACAATGGATTGCATCACCGGGTCATAACACGGTGCGTTATACCCGTTACTGATGGACAGCTTACCGGCGTCATATGCAATTTGTTCTGCGGATGTCATGTTCATTTCCTCCATTCTCCCAGCGGGCGGGTCAAGCCTCGTCTGCATCGTCCTCGTCCTCGTCGTCCTCGTCAAACGTTCCTGATTCTTCCAGTTCGTCCAGCACAGCGGAAAGGCATTCTCCCAGAAGATAGCAGCGAATTGTTACGTCGCAGGCCTCGGGGCCCTGACGGAGTACGTCGCGGTCCCCTCCAAACTCGTCCAGTGCATCGGCCAGCAAGTCCCAGTTGTGGCACATGGCCTCTTCCGCCTTGTATGCGTTGCAGTAGTAGCTACCGCTGGCATTGCCGGTGACGCTGTCTTCTATCCATAGGTCCTCGTTAAGCTGTTCTTCCAGCTCGTCCCGGCGGCCTTTCCACTCGTCCAGATCCACGTTATCGTCGATATACTGGCGGATGTCCGCCATGATCTCACTTCTGTAGTCGTACATTTTTATTTCCTCCTTGTAATGGAGGGCCCGCCCTGGTATAATGGGCTTGCCCTGGTGGTTGGTGGTTCTTCTATCGGGGTTCTCTGCCCTGGTCACTATTGCGAGTAGTGGCCGGGGCTTTTATTTTTTGTATTTGATATATACATCTTCACCATAGATATAGCCGTATTCACTGCGGATATAGTGCGTTTCCCGCTCCTGCTGGCGGCGGATGTAGTCTATTGCCTCTTCCTTGGTAGGCATGGCGGCTATTAACTGACCATCCCTTATAATATGATAGCGCTTCATTTTCTTTCCCTCCCGGCCTGTGGCCTGTCGTGTGGCCCTGTGTGGGGCCTGTATCGTGTTTGCTCTTGATGGTGATAATATATCATGTTTAATCTCGATTGTCAATAGTGTTTTTGATATTTTTTCATGTTTTTTCTCGATGGTTAATTTTGTGTATATAAGTGTGCTTTTTTGCACAATACGGGGAATATGTTGGGGCACCCCTGGGGGATTGTTGGGGCGTTATATGTATAGGGTGAGTGCCGCGGATACCGCGCAACAAGAAAAAGACGAAAATATTTTATGTTTTATCTTGACATGAATAAACACGATATGCTATAATGCAGACAAGGAGGCGATAGTAATGGCAGAAGCAAAAGGCGCAACTGAGGTTGTGATTGATTTGATGAATAAGAATGGGTTTACTCCTGCTGTGCTTGGAAAGCGGATTGGAGTGAAGAATACAGCAATTTGGGACAGGCTGTATAATTCTAAGAGGAAGGAGCGGGGTACTGACGACATGAAGGTTGGAACGATGACACAAATGCTTAGAGGAATGGATTATAAGTTAGTCGCCGTTCCGATGAATAAGAAAGTCATGTCGGATGAGTACGAATTGAAATGAGATACTTTTTAACAAGGGTGTCGAGCAGAGATCAGAACCTTGCGCGGCAGCTTGCGGTTGCGAGAGGGTATTTTGATATACCGGATGAAAATGTGTTCTGCGATAAGGCAAGCGGAAAGGATTTTGATAGACCGGAGTATAAGAGGCTAAAGTCTATTGTTCGTCCTGGCGATGAAGTTATTGTGAAAGAATTTGACCGCTTCGGAAGAAACAAGAAAGAGATGAAGCGGGAACTGGAGTGGTTCAGGGAGCACGGTGTAGCGGTAAGGATTTTGGATATACCAACAACGCTGATAGACTTCAAAGACCAGACCTGGGTTCTGGATATGGTGAACAACATTCTGATTGAAGTGCTGGGAACCATAGCAGAGCAAGAGCGAAAAAAGACGAGGCAGAGGCAAGCAGAAGGAATAGCTGCCATGCCGGTAGTTGATGGGAAACGGGTTTCTGGAAAGACGGGCAGACCAATGGGTAGGCCACTGGGAGAATATCCCGACTTCCAAAAATTTTTCAAAATGCAAAAAGACAGCTCCACCACAGTGGAAGCCGCCTGTAAAGAGATGGGGATTAGTAGAAGTCAGTGGTATAATTTGAGTAGAAAAAAGAAGACCGGCTTGCCCTCTGCTAAAAGCACAAGCCGATCTGATGGTCAAACACCAAAGGATGGTGCTGATACAGAAATTGTATCATGTGCCTCCTAAGATTGCAAGGAGGATTTTATGGTTAGCGAAGAAAGAAAGGAATTTGCAAAAATGCGCAGAAAAATGCTGTGCAGAACCGGGAGCAAACAGTTTATTTGTGCGAGATGTGGCCTTGCGAGCAAGTCAGTAAATATACACCACATTGAAGAATTACATCAAGGTGGAGAAAACAAGACCGAAAACATGATCCCACTTTGCGGAGACTGCCATAGAGAATGGGATTTGTGCCACGATGTTGGGATGACATTTGGAGAGTTCCTTGTTTCGCTTCCATCAAAGGCGTGGCAAATTGCAACGAAACTTGGGTTCTTTAAAAGTCCACATCCGACCGGGAGAGCGATTGAGGCGGTATACCAAGTCCAATTTTCTGGACACGCAGTAAAATATCCGGGTGTAGAAGAAGATCCGCTTGCATATTTCAAAGAATTAAAAAAGCAAAACGAATTGTTTAGTGCGTATCCATACAGCGACCACAAGAAGATGTTGGCGCTATACGGAGGGTTTTACGAAACAATAGAGGACGGAGAAGAATTTAACAAATATTCAAAAAACATTCTCGATAAAGTCCTTTCACAAAAGCCCATTTCCTAAAATCGCCCCGCAAAACAAAAAAGGCGGTGACACTTATGGTAGACGAAACTGCGTTGCAGAACTATTTGTTGAAGTGTGAGTTGCAGTATCGGGCGGAGCACGCTGATGGTGTGGATTGCCTCAAATGGATGGGTAAATTCTGCGATACTTGTGAGAATGCAGCACAGTTCCTGCGAGATATTGGGTTTCGGGTGAAAAAGACGGTGGACGATGTGGACTGCGCCGGAGACCGTCACGCTTGGGTGGTCACAACGTCTGGTGTGGTGGTGTATGCTGATGGGAGCGGGCTAATAGGATGGGAGGCGAAATGATGGCCTGGATCAAATGCACCGATAGGATGCCGCCGGATATGGAGCCGGTAATGGTGACGGTAAGAGTCAATGATGGAGGAAAGCAGACCTGGGTTGATGTCTGATACAATCCAGAGTACAAAGAATGGGAACAGCTTGCGGATGCTGTTGGAGATTACTGGGAAGGGCTTGGAAAGGATTATGAAGTAACTCATTGGATTCCGTACCCGGAACCGGCGGAAGATTGAATAATTGTAGTGCCAAGTGCCTCTCCAGATGGAGCGAACAGTGCCAAGTGCCTTTTATCTGAAAGGATAGGAGGCACTTTATTTTTATGGAAATTCGGGAGCTGGTGAAGAGGGCGTTCAAGCGTGACCTCTCCGACCCGTCTGCGTTATCTGATGCCTTTGATACGTTGCGGCTGCTAGAACCAGAAGATTTTACCTTGGCCCATGAGCGAAACAAGGAAGTACGTCGGCTGTCCGCAAGATTCGCCGCAGAACAAAAAAGCCTCCGTATGTTCGAGCTGAACAAGCGGAGTCTGCTGTTTGATGCGCCGTATGATTTTGATGCGGCGATAAGATATGCTGAGTGGGATAGAGAGCCGAAAAAGAAGTTTTATATGCCACGCAGAAAGCAGTTACTTCCGGTTGTTCAAGCTATGCAGCGGCTATCTGAACGGAAGATACGCATTTTGGGTGTTATGGCTCCCCCGGGCGTCGGGAAGACCACCATTGAATTGATGTTCATGGTGATGGAGGGGTTAAAGAATCCAGATTTAAGCATTCTGATGGGTTCGCACTCAAACTCATTCCTACGTGGGGCTTATGAAGAAGTTGGGCGGATGTTAGACCCCAAAGGGGAGTATTTGTGGAAAGATATTTTCCTATCTGTTCAAGTTTGCAAAACAAATGCCCAAGATATGCGAATTGATCTTGGGAAACGAAAGCGGTTTGAGACCTTTGAGTTTTCGTCCATTGGATCTGGTAACGCGGGCAAAGTACGCGCTTCGAATCTTCTGGTAGCAGATGACCTTGTACCTGATATTGAGTCCGCAATGAGTAAAGAGCGCATGGACAAGCTCTGGCAGCAGTATTATACAGACCTCATGCAGCGTATGATCGGAGATTGTGTCCAGCTTCTTGTCCAAACACCTTGGACGTTACATGACCCCATTGACCGACTTGAACTAGCCCATGCAGAAGACCCAATGGCAGAGTTTATCCACCTACCTGCTCTGGATGAAAATGATGAGAGTAATTTTGATTATCCGTATGGACTTGGGTTTACCACGGCATTCTATCACAATCAGAGAGATGTTATGGACGATGCTTCCTGGAGGGCACTATACATGACTCAGCCCATTGAGCGTGAAGGACAGCTATACAATGAAGATGAGCTGCGCAGGTATTTTGAGCTTCCTGACGGGAAACCAGATGCAATCCTGTTTGTGTGCGATACGAAGGACAAGGGCACTGATTATTGCGTCATGCCAATTTGTTACCAGTACGGGAATGACTTCTATTGTGAAGACGTAGTATGCGACAACAGCAATCCAGAGGTTGTAGAGGCGCGGCTGGTGTCAAAGCTCCTTCAGCATAAGGCTCAAATGGGCCAGTTTGAAAGCAACAGCGCTGGTGGGAAAGTAGCAGAAAAAGTTCAGAAAGAAGTTAAAGAAGCTGGCGGTATAGCGAAAATCACCACAAAATATACGACACAGCAAAAGGAAACAAAAATCATAGTGAACTCGCCGTGGGTGAAAGACCATGTGCTGTTCAAAGACAACTCTGTCATAAAGAAGGACAAGGAATATCGAAGGATGCTCAACTTCCTTTGCGGGTATACGATGGCAGGTAAAAATAAGCATGATGATGTTCCTGATGCTTGGGCAATGTTTGCTGAGTATGTTCAGCAACTCGAAGGGAACAAAGTAGAGGTGTTCCGCCGTCCATTTTAAAACACAAAATATTGTGTATAATGCCTTGATTAAATCGTATATATTGTGGTATAATAAAGGAGGATAGATATTTGCCCATATCCGCCAGGTTTCTTTTCCAGCCTCCTTCACACGGGCGGGGTGGCGGCGGTGCAGCCGCTGCCCCTACTGTGTGCAATATGCCCTTGTAGCTCAATGGTGAGAGCGATACCCTGATTTGGCATAGTGGACGCCGGTTCGATTCCGGCCGAGGGCTTGGTGACCCGCACTTTTTGCGGTAGCCAACTTATTAAACCGCTCCAAAGGCCACGGAGCTGACGGTGGAAAG